TCGTGCGCGGCTTGACTTGAGTACAAATTGGCAGCTGATGTCGTCGGGGATGTTAAACAGCTCAAGTGTTTCAGCCAGGCAAAATTCACCCGGCTGCAGCATGAACGGGTCATCTGCTGTCTTGTCTGAAATGTCGATTCGCAGCAGCTCAGGGTCGCAAATGTTCTCAACCATCAAATGCAGGCCCAAGCGCAAATCCAAGCTCGCCGGATTCAATAGCTCTGGGTCGAAAGGGGCAACCATCTGGCTTTTTTGACACCGCGCCTTGATCTCCCAATCACACAGAACCGACATTCGCTGCTTTTAAGTGCAACCTATTGTGCCTCGACAAATATCGCCCAGCCGCTTCTGGGGCCATTGACTTGCCAACGTTGATGAAACGCCGCTTGGCGCACACTGACGCGATAACCAGAGAGCGCCGGATTGTGCGTGCCTCTTTCAATATCTGGTAGACCAAGGGGGTCTGACATAAGCCAGCTGGCGTCGTTGCTGTATCGCGATTGATAGCCGTGGATGACAGACCAGTGTCCGCAGGTCTCGCTGCTGCACATTGGCGGTTCACCGCGCAGCATGTTGCCCTGATGCAGCCAGCCGACCATCACAGGGATGCCCGCGTCGATGGCTTCCATCACGTCCTCTGCGTCAGCAGTATCAACAAAGCGGACCTTTAGCCCGAGACTTGTCAGTGCTTTGACGTGAGCAAGAACAGAAGTGGTGTCGCCGAATGGCCTGAGCACGGCTTCGTACTGCTCCTGCGAATTCACACGCCGGTAGTAGGCCGCAATCATGCTTGAGGCCGAGGTGAAGCACTTACGTTCACCGCCGGGCAGATCGAGTTGTCGGAAATAGCGAGGCAAGTACACCTCCTGGTCGATGCCACTTGCCTTCCACGACTGAAACCACTCGGCATCTTCACTTAGCAAATGCTCAGGCATAGCCTCCTCCAGCTGCTTGATGGCAGCCATGCGGTGAGGCACGTCTGGCTTGTACCACTCAAAAAACGGCAAGAGCGCAAATCCCATCGCTGTTAGCAGCAGGGTCACTTGGATGATGCCGGACACGCCTTAGTTTTCAATGCGTGGGCCAATCAGGTTTTTCTCGACGTAATCGCAGATTTGATCGTCGATGGTTGTGTCAGTGCTCTTGGCGTATGCGCGCAGAAGATCCATAACTAGACGCTTCACTGCGTCCGACTTCAGGAACGTCATCAGGATCGGCTTGACGATAAAGATCATTTGCCTGGCCTAGTTACCCTTAAAGCGTAGCTCTGTTGCGCTATGGCAGAAACTCAGCAGACCAAAACCGAAGAGCAGGAGGATCACAGCACTGGTTGGCTTGGCGATTTTGTCAGGCTGACAATCATGATTTGGGCCATGGGTGTGATCACCGCCAACTACCTAGGTATTTTCAAACAGTCAATCGACGTGACGTTTTCGGCCTCACTGCTCTCGTCAACTGCAGCAAGCTATGGCCTCTCTGTAGGCCGCAACGGTCAAAAGAAGAAAGAAGAGAAGAGCGTTATCGTTGAGAAGGATTCCAAGGTTGGCATCAAATGATCCGCTCATTTTTGGTATTGGGCATCACATTGGCAGCCGCTTTGCCAGCTCGTGCTGATTTAACCCACCGAATCAGCAGCAGCGTGCAGTTAGATGTTGGCGCTGCTTCAAGTCGTGCCATTCGCGTCGGCAACAGCTACAGCATCAGTGGCAACGGAATCGATACCAGCGTCACCTCAGGAGGAAATACCACGAGCGATGCACTGGGCGGGCTTGGTGCAGCAACCAACGGCGTCAACGCGATCACAATCCCAGACGCAACGCAAAAAACGGCAGGCAACTCATTCAGCTTTGCGACCAGCTACACGCAGGGCGACACGGTGCCCACGTCAGCTCCGACGGTTGGCGCTGTGCCCGCCTTTGGCGATGTCACGAGCACGGCCGCTGGCACGAACACTGGGTTGAGCGGGAGCGTCACGACAGCGGGGACCATCACAATTAGCCCAGGCGGTGCCAACACCAGTGCAATCGGTCAAGTCATCAGTGAGCTAACAACCCGGTGAAACGGCTAATCATTCTGTTGCTGCTGCCTTCTCCAGCAGTTGCGGTCCCAGTCGTGCCCAACTTCAGCCAGGGCCTAGTCTCTTCCACGACACAGTCAAAAACTGTGGTCAAAGAAAGTATTCGCTCAGAATCGTTTAGGACTGGGTTCGAGTATTCCGTTTCAGGCACCGGAGTTGAGCCCAAAAACGGAGTTGTGAACCCATCAGCCAGCACTACTGCGCTCAATTTTTCTTCTCGGAGCAACTGGGTGCAGACAACGCCTGGCGCTGCTTTTCAGTTTGCTGAGACCTACCAAGGCCCTGGCCTGATTGAGAGGGTAAATATCGAGCGCGAGACCCTAATCGAGACTGTTGTCGATTCCACCAGCACGTTTAGCCAATGAAAGCAGTTGCCGCAGCTGTTTCGCTCAGCTTTTTGTATTGCTTGCCTGCCGCAAGTCAGGTGAGCGCAACTGCATCTCCGGTGAGTAATTCTTCAGGCTCCGTTGTTAATCAAGCGGTGCAAATTGTTCCTGGTCAATATATGAAATACGCAGTAGGTAGTGGCATTCAATGTGACGGAGCAACGCTAAACATCTCGCCCTTTGTGTCGTCTACGCATTCTTTTGGCAATCCAAACAATGAGTATTATCAAGAGCCCGTGTATGACAACAGTGATAACTTTGGCCTGATAGATCCAGAGACTGGCCTGGATGGCCCCGACGGGGTGCCTGACAATATCGGCCGCATTCTCTACTACAAGCAGCAGAGGACAGGCTACCGCCAGAACTTCAGCAACAACTTTGGCATTACAGCCACCTTTTCTATCCCATTGGATTGGGGGCCAATCAACCTATGCAAAGACGCTCAGCGAAAACAGGTCGCTCTGTACGAACAGGCTCTTGCCGACAAACGCTTGAACTACGAGATGGGAAGGCTTAAGGCTTGCTCTGAGGCCTTAAAGGGTGGCTATGGGTTCGCCAAAACCTCACCGTTTTATTCAATCTGCGCTGATGTTGTCCTTAAGCCCGTGCCGACAGAACAGCACACGCACGAGATCATTTACCCAGAGCGCGCCTCAGATCGCGAATGGCTTGATTCCGGTGACGCTGAATCACCCGCCGCTGCTGTAAAGATTCCGGTTTTGCCTTACGGCCAAGCTTCTGATTGATCTTCTTGACCACCTTTTTGGTCAAAGGCTTAGCCAGCTTTTGCAGCACTGAGGCAATGGGCTTAGCGAAGATAGCCACAGTCGTTGCAAATGCAGCAGTCAATGCAACTGATATGGTCGGCCCAGCATCAGGCACATAGTTGTTGATGACCTGCCCAACAGGCACAGGATCCCAAAGCTTCACGCACTTGCCATCTTGCAGCTCATAACCAGCAAGAACCTTTGTCCCTAATTTGTTAAACGATCCGATTTCTTTCGATCCAAAAGGCGGGCAGGGCGGATCCTTCGGCAACCTTAGAGTGTCGGGAATGCCGCCCGGCACTTGAGGGGATGCAACCTTGGCCGGAGTTGTCGCCTCCGGCTTTTTTATGTCTGCCTTTGGTGGCTCTACCCATGTGAAGTCTCTTGGCCTGTAATCCGGCGCTTCATAAACGGGCACAGCTCCAGTGCAGAGCGTCACGTTGCCGCGCGGATCTTCCTCAAACGTTTCTGTTCCATTGCCAACAGCAATTCTGGCCCGCACACAGCCAGGCATATCAATAACTGGGAACCGCGTAGACGTAACTGGCGGTGCTGCTGGTAAAACAGGTGGTGGTATCGGCTGACCGACAGAGATCATCGGAACGCCGATTGCATTTACACCGATCTCAGGAATTTCCGGCATGAAGTCAGAACAACGGTTTGTAGCAGGTCAGCTCTGGATTGAACGCAACCGTAGAAGAGAAGGCCCGCCCATTGTTTACACCGTTATGTGTGGTGCAACAGCAAGGCCGTTTACAGATACAAAGGCCATTTTGAAATGGGTCAAGTGGCCAAAAGGTACGCCTACAGGTGACGCGCTACGCGATTGGCTTGCGTCGTTTGAGCAGAAAGCTGAGGCACCCGCGCCAGAACTGGACATGGCGAAGATCAAGGCGGAAGGATTCGGCCCGGAAGCTCATGATGACGATCCAACCGCTAACACCAAAATGGTGACGTAAGCACTGCACTCCAATGAACTCCAAAAGCTCCCGAACCGATCAAAAACGCGAAAAGCAGTCAGCCAATCAGCGCCAAACAAACAAAAGACCTGAGGCTTCAGAAGATCCGATGGTCAATACAAGAATGGTCTTTGAGCGGTATCTTCGAGACTAAAATGGTGACTTGATTGGCAAAGCTGGACCCGTAGTTGTCGGCAGCTCTGGCAAAGCCTCATCAATCTTGCCAGGCATCATGTTGGTCATGACCTTAGTCATCTCTAACGTCAGCTCGCTCATGTAATACTTTGTCAGCGCTGGAATGCGGGTGTAGAGAAGCACCGATCCAACAACCATGCCAGCACTCATGGTGAATGCGGCCACTGACATCACGTTGAAAAGCTTTTGCATAATTGCTCCAGATAGAACAAAAGGCCCCCTTTCGGGAGCCCATTGCAGCAACGTGTGAGGAAGCTGAGTTAGTTATAGCCTAGAAGTTCCACTTAGCACCAAGCTTGGTGCCAACAGAAGGATCATCCTCTGCCGTGATGAAGCTCAGCTCGCCATAGATGCTGACATTTGGAGACGCCTGCACACTGCCCCCAATTTTGCCGGACAGTTCCATGTCAACATCGCCACCTTCCGGGCTGACTAGGGCTGGTCCTCCCTGCAGGTAAAACCCATAGATGCCATCACCGCCTTCATACCCAGCGTGGATGTCTGTAACTGACCCAAGGTACTGGCCTTGGTATCCAGCGTTATTCTCCACGTTGGCATAGGGGCCTGCCAAGGCAGCTGAACCAGCGAGAACACCAGAAACAGCGATCGCGAATGGTTTGATCATTTGGAAGAGAGTTAACGTTTTCCTTGGCCACGATACTTCTTCCGTCCATGGGACGG